CAAGTACACGACAACGGCATTAAGCAACGCTCCAAGCGGTGGAGGTGGAGGAGGTGGCGATCCTTGGGCGACTGACTTGGTTGTTGGCGGGTATACGGGCGATGAGGCAGGGGCGATCATACGCGACATCAAGGCGAAGACGGACCTTATCACCTCAGATGCAATCGTTACGAGCAATCCTGTTGCTGCAACGGGACAGATTAGCGGGCCGCTGTACATCGGCGACGACTACCTCGCTGCCAACGGCAGAGCATTCGCGTGGACGTTCACGCCAGCGACGGGTGTTAGCTTTTCTGGTGCGACTTGTCGGTTCGGCGGTGGCTACCGGGATGTTGGTTGGCTCGTTACTGGCACGTTGACCAACAACGGCACGACATGGACGGCATCGTTCAATTTGACCAAGACGGAAACGGATGCACTCGAACCAGGGTTCTACGATTGGACTATGGAGGTGCGATCCAGTAGCGGCACTGAGATAACAACGGTTGCAGCGAGAAAGCCAGTTGAGTGGAAGGCGAAGAGGACATAATGAGACACCCCCTAGTAGCGAAGGTACTTCCAGATGCTTGGTTTGCGTTGCGGTGTAACGGCATCCCGAAAAAACTACAGAAAGTCCGGCTGTCCGGCTGGTTCTTGAGCGGGGTAGGGGGCATTGCGAATTGAGAGCAAGCAAGACATGCGGCTGGTTGGTCGAGCGATCCGCAACAAGTGGGACGTTGACAAGTCTGCTGTTGTGGCTGCGTTGTTGGACGTCATCGAACAGCGAGATCCGGACATGATGCTGGAGGCCGCCAAGCTTTTGATTTTGGCGGATGGCATCGACGTTAAGAGGGAAGAACTGGAGGCTAAGCAAAGGGCAAAAGATGCAGACCAGCGGCTACGACTTCTTGCACTCGCTCAATCTATCCCAGTTGGAGAGCTTGCTAAGCTTGCATCCGAAAACGGCATTGCATGTGGACCAAGCGAAGCACGACGAACGCCAGAAGGACCAACAGCGGAAGGCTAAGAAACGAGCCGCTGAGCGTGACATTATTATTCCTGCCCCCGCCAATGTGGCGAGGCGACTAGAAGCGGAGGCCGATCCAATCCGATGGCTGTCAACGTACTTCGCCTCAAAGGTGTCAGAAGATTGGACCGAAGACCGCTTGGCAATGGTTCGCTCGATCATCGACGCAGCCATGTACGGCGGGGACCAAGCAATCGCAGGTCCGCGAGGCGAAGGCAAAACTACCCTTGCAATGCTGACGGCTCTCTACTTGATGTTTCTGGGGTTGAGTTGCTTTCCGGTCGTCATCGGAAAAAACGCGGACAAGGCGATCAAGGAAAAGAAAGACCTCGTTGAGCAGTTGCAGCAGAATGAGTTGTTGCTGGCCGATTACCCAGAGGTTTGCGTTCCGTTTCAGTCGGTTGGAGCGTGGGCTAGCACAGCCAGAAAGCAAACATGCGGCGGCATTCCAACCAACATCGCATTGGGGCCGGAGTTCTTTGCGTTTCCGCAAATTGAAGCCGACCAGATTGCAGGATGGCCGGAAGGGCTACAACCGGCGTCGCGTGGTCAGGTGCTTTATTGCCTTGGTGTTGATGGTGCAGTTCGCGGGACCAAGCATAAGTCGCTTCGTCCGACCATCGCCATCATCGACGACATCGAGGACCGCGAAGCAGCCGCGTCGGACACACAGATTGCCAAGAACGAAGAGATTATTGAACAAGATATTGCGGGGCTCGGTGCGTCGGCTGAGCGAATCAGCAGGGTGATGCTCTGTACAACGCAAAATCGCAAGTGTATTGCCTACCGATACACCGATCCGGCGCAGAAGCCCTCCTGGCGTGGTAAGCGCTATCGCAAGATGGTTTGCCCTCCCGACAACATGGCGATGGTCGAAGAGTACATCGAGCGACGTCGGATGCGATCCAAGGACGATCCAGATGCACGCGAGGCTTTCCGCTTTTGGAAAGACAGCCAAGCCTCTATCGAAGCCGGTGCAGTCGTCTCGAACAAGAACAGCTACAGCCGCAAGATGCACAAGGACGGCGAGCCGCTGGAGTTGAGTGCGATCCATGCCTACTACAACCGGGTGGCAGACAACGGGCAGAAAAGCGTATCGACCGAGATTGATAACGATCCGCCAGAAGAGACCGGACCACAAGGGCAAGGATTGACCGCTGAACTTGTCGCGTCGCGTCTGTCGGGCCTTGGTAAGCGTCAGATACCCCTTGGGACCATCGCCCTAACGGCGGCGATCGACCTCGGAAAGTACATGTGCCACTGGGTTGCAATCGCATGGCTCGAAGGCGGCGCGGGTTGCGTTGTTGATTACGGCGTGGCGGAAGTGGCTAACACAAGCAAGAGCCTCGACAACGAAGCCAGCCAACCGATGATTTACCGCGCTTTGCTTAACTGGCGGGACGAACTGCTGGCGAAAGAGTTTGTGGACGGTGCGGGCGGTTCGCGTCAAGTCGATTTCGTGCTTGTAGACTCGGGCACGTTCACAGATGCGGCTTACGAGTTTTGTCGGCAGACAGGCGGCAAGTTCCATCCGAGCAAGGGGCTCGCCAACTACCGGCAACGTAAGGCTTCGAGCGACGACACCATTGCTGGCGAGCATTTACACGCACAGCGGTTCCGGTCTTCGCAGATTTGGTTGTACGAGCTTGATACCGACCACTGGAAGCGATTTGCACACGAGCGATTCCTGACGCCTACATTCGACGAAAACAATATGCTGCGTCGTGGCTCGCTGTCGCTGTACAGCCTCGACGGCAATCGAAAACACAATACTTTCGCCCAGCATATAGCGGCGGAAGAGTTGGTGACGGAGTTCAAGGAAGGGAAGGGCGCGAAGACTTACTGGCGCGTCCTGAAAGATAACAACCACTGGCTGGATGCCACGTACATGGCCTGCGCTGCGGGCGATGTTTGTGGCGTTCGGCTAATTTCACCAAGCGAAACGGAGGTCCAGCCGCGTGTCCAGACAGCAACGGAAAGCAAAGCGAGATCAGGAAACAAGCCCCAGCACGGAAGATTCCGCCAACGTCCAGGCGGATGGGTTCCAAGAAGAAGGCGGTAGTGTAGTAGTCGAGTCGGTTCCAGTTCCTCGCGAATTTGTCCCGCGTGATTGTTCACAATGCACTGCACTGCGACCGGCAAACAAGTCCTATTCTCGCGTCTACTCAAAGCATGGGCGCATCCGATATTGCAGGTGCAGCTATTGCGGCGCGACATGGGCGCAGGAGGGTCAATAAATTATTTTTTACGGGCTTGCTATTACAATAGCAAGCGATTATTGAGCGTATGCTGCAAGGCTCTAGCATGTTTGCATGTCGTCCGCGCAAACGCTTTTGAGCCTCATTGATTCCGCGATTGAAGCCCTCCTTACGGGTGGTGCGCAGTCGTATTCTATTGGCTCGCGTTCTGTAACCAAGCTCGACCTGCCTTCCTTGATGGAAGAGCGGGAAGGGCTATTGCACCAAGTGCAGCGTGAAAGCGGTTCCGGCGGCATCTCCCTTGCGAAACAGGGGAGGCGTCGATGAACCTGATTGACCGCGTTGTTAGCTTCTTCTCGCCCATCGCAGGCGTGCAGCGAATGCAAGCCCGTAAGGTGCTGCGTTCATATCAAGGCGCAGAAGCCAACCGCCTGACGAACCACAAGAAGCCAAAGAACAACCCTGCCGATCAAGAGTTACTTGGACCATTTGGTGCAGACTCAATGCGGGCATGGGCGCGTGCGGTTGTTCGCGACAACGCCTACGCATGGAACGTGGTTGACACAATTGTTTCCAACGTCATTGGCGACGGAATCACCGCTCAAAGCACCTACGAAACACCAGAAGGTGACGACGTCGAAGACGTCAACGACACTCGCGACAAGGTTTGGGCTGAGTGGTGCGAAGTCGCGGACATTAACGGCGAATTGACGTTTGCCGAAATTCAGGCTCTTTGCCAGCGCGAAATTGTCGAAGCGGGCGAGGTGCTTGTTCGGATCATTCGTACAAAAGACAAGACCAACAAAGGCATCACTAGACCAGTTCCGTTTGCGTTGGAGCTTATCGAAGCCGACCGACTTGCGACGGATCGCGATACGTACATGGCTCGCAATTCAAGCAACAACGAGAATCGCGTGATTCGCGGCGTTGAACTTGATGAGACGGGCCGCAAGATTGCGTTTTGGATCTACAAAGAGCATCCGAACAGCGTCTACTCGCAATTGGGCCGCATGCCTGAGCGAGTATTAGCTAGCGAGGTCTTGCACCTATACCGCAAGGATCGCGTGGGGCAATCGCGGGGCGTGTCTTGGTTCGCTCCTGTCATGTCGTGGCTGCGGGATCTTGGCGTCTATGTAGACAACGAACTGCAAGCGTCGGCTGTCGCGTCTTGCTTTGGTGTTGCGATTAAGACCGATACGCCAATTGGCAATTTGATGGCCCCTAATGGCGAAGACACGGTAGACGACAACGGCAATTCGCTGGAGTACCTAGAGCCCGCAATGGTTGTGCGACTCAAGCCGGGTGAATCGGTCGAGTCTATTAACCCAGGGCGTCCCAACAGCGCAAGCGATCCGTGGATTCGTTTGATGTTGCGAGGCATCGCGGCGGGGACTGGAACCAACTACGAAGCCGTAGCTAAGGACTTTTCGCAAACATCCTACAGTTCCTCGAGAACTTCCAAACTCGAAGACCGCGCACGTATGAAGCGTTGGCAGAACTTCATGCTGTGGCATCTTTGCCAGCCGGTGTGGGATGAATTCTGCAATGCAGCGGCTCGCGTTGGCGTCGCTGGCTTTCCGACCTCTGCCGAGTTGCTGGAAGACCGACGCAAGTTTGCGCCTGTTGAGTGGCAATTACCTGAACAGGAATGGGTTGACCCAACCAGCGAACAAAACGCGGCAAGCGATTCTATTGCAAAGTTCATGTCCACCTACCAAGACGAACTTGGTTCGCGTGGTCGATCTTGGCGGGCAACTTTCTATCAAGCCGCAAAAGAGAAGTTGCTGCGCATGCGTCTCGGCTTGCTGACGCAGGAAGAAGTTACGGCACAGATGATGGCGGCGCAAACAGGCGCAGCAGGTCCAGCAGATGAAGCCCAGGCAGAACAAGCCGATCAAGGCGGTTCAGGCGAATGGATGGGGCTTTCGCGTCTTCAATGGCAACGCAATCGCAAAGCGCTGACCGATGTGCTTAACGGTCTTTCAGACGGCACTATGACGCCAGCATTGGCTAAGGCTCAGTTGTCAATGATTGGCCTGAGCGAAAAGAACATCGACGCGATCATTGCAGACGCATCGGACGGCACTGTTGATACTGCATTTCCAGAAGAGGTGCAAGCGTGAGCCAAAAGCGAAAGTTGCAACGCATCAAGCGATCTTTGGCAACGGCATCCTCGTTGGTTATGCGATCCGTTCAGGTTCAGGGACCGAGCCGCGCAGTTGTTGCGACCGAGAATCCTATCCCGCGATGGGATGAGCAAAGCCAGCAAGTTGTTAGCGAAGTGCTTTTGATGGACGGGATCGTTCTGCGAGGTGGTCGCGATTGGATTCCGATTGTTGATTCGCACAACGATAGAACCGTTCGAAACATTTTTGGCTCGATTCGTGGTCTTACTGTTGATGCAGCATCGGGCGAGCTATACGGCGAGCCTGTTTTTGCATCTGACTTGGAGTCGCAAACTATCGCGACTCGCATCAATGAAGGCCATATCACGGACTTCTCTATTACCGCTCAACCGCTTGAAACGCTCAGCGTTAAGCGGGGCGAATCGTACACGACGACGCGAGGCGTTGTCATTCCTGGGCCTGCCTTGATTCATACGCAGTGGCAACCCTTGAACGCGAGCATCTGCGCAACGGGCGCGGATGAGGATTCAACCGTCCGACGTTCTTACACGGACCTAAATCGAAAGGTGTCACGCATGGATCAGGCATTGTTGTCGAAGCTCAAGGAAATGAACATACCCGAAGGATTGACCGACCCTACCGCGATTCTTGCATGGGTTGTTGGATCGAAGCAATCGGAACACAGCGACGAAGGGGAAGTCGCATCCGCTCCCGTTGAAAACGCGATGAGCGAAGAGGTAAAGCCGGAAGAGAAGCCGGTTGCACCTGTGGAAAACATGGACGCAGAAAAGAAGCCGGAAGAGGCAGTTGCTCGCCAGCTTGTCAAGGAAGAAGTCACCCGCGCACTCAAGTCCGACATTGAGCGACGCAAAGAAATTCAAGCCGCATGCACTCTTGCCAAAGTCGAGCGAGCCTTTGCAGATGAGTTGTGCGACAAGCTTGTCCCCCTCGACGAAGCTCGCAAAAGGATTATTGAACGCATGGCAAATCAACCTTTGGGATCGTCGGTTGGTGCCGACGTTCGATTCAACGAAAGCGAAGATGATAAGTTCGCGGAAGCCGTCAGCAACGGCATCATCCAGCGAATGAACAACAAGGCGGCAAAGCGATTGCCAGCCGGTCAAAAGAGCGAGTTTGCAAGCCGTCCGCTTGATGAAATTGCCAAGGACTGCTTGGTGCGAGCCGGTGCGAAAGTTGAGCGTATGGGCCGCAAGGACATCGTTCTGGCTGCAATGGGCAACCCGCGCGTCATCCGCCAGCACAACATCGTGATGCGCAGCGCAATGCACACGACCGGAAGCTTCCAGAACTTGCTGCTTGACGCGATCAACAAGTCGCTTTTGGCAGAGTACGAAGAAGCCCCATACACCTGGAATCTGTGGGCGCGTCAAGCTGCTTCCGTTCCAGACATGAAGCAAATTCACCGCACGCGAATCAGCGAGTTTCCGAATCTGGAAATTGTTCCGGAGTCGTCGCCATATCCATCGCGACAAATCACGGACTCGAAAGAATCGTACTTCATCGAAAAGCACGGTGCTGAGTTCAGCGTTTCGTGGGAAACCGTCATCAACGACGACCTCGACTCGTTGTCGCGAATGACTTCGAAGATGGGGACCGGCGCACGCCGAACCCAGAATGCCAAAGTCTACGAAGTGCTGACCGCCAACGCTTTGATGAGCGATGGGGTGAACTTGTTCGGAGCGCACGGCAGCGGTTCCAACACCTCGGGCGCGGCTGCTGCTCCAAGCGTCACCACGCTTAACGCAGCCTTCTTGGCAATGCGTCGGCAGACCGGCCTCAACGCTCAGGCGATCCTCAATATCGTTCCGCGTTACCTCATCGTGCCAGTGAGTTACGAAGCGACCGCAATGGAAGTGCTAGGTTCGTTTGCTCGCCCAGAAGTTGGCGGAAGCGCAGCGGGCAACAGCAACACCCTCAACATCTACGGCCCAGGCGGTCAGCGTAACAACCTGACGCTGGTCGCAGATCCGGTGCTTGATGCTTCCAGCACGACCGTCTGGTACCTCGCTGCCGATCCTTCGCAAGTTGACACGGTTGAAATCACCTTCCTGCAAGGTGAGGAAAGCCCAGTGATCGACACCGAAGAAGACTTCGACCGCGATATTTACAAGTACAAGGTCCGCCAGACCTTCGGCGTTAAAGCCATCGATTGGCGCGGCTTGTTCCGCAACGCTGCTTAATAGTTGGCGTTCCTTTCCGCCAGCTATGCGCCCAGCCCGTCACCTCCTCGGGCTGGGCCTTTTCCTAATAAATCAACATTGCAAAAGGATTGAAAAACAATGTCAGGAATTCAGGATTTTATTGTCTACCAAGACGACTTCATCGGAGCGTCTGCATCGTTTCCGGCAACCGCTGACCCGGCAACCCCTTGGCTTATTGTCGATACCTCGGCTGCTGGCGCTCCCACCTACGTGCGCAACGCAGGCAGTGCAGTGTTGACGCTCGCAGCGACCAACGAAGTTGAGAACGTCTGCCTTTCGCACGGCGACGCGCTCAGCTTCGACATCGACGACATCATCCGAGCCGAGTTCCGCGTTCGCGTCAGTGGATGCACTTCGGGAACGACGATCAGTTGGGGCTTGGCATCGGCACGAAACGACGACCCCGGCGCGATGACTGCCTTGGCGTTGTTTCGAATGACTGGCGCGACCTCGACCACTGCCGTCACGGTTGAGACTGATGACAACGTGTTGGACATCGCTCCTGTGGCGACTGGCCAAACGCTTGCGACGACCTTCCGTCGATTCGTGATCGACTTCGCTGGCGGCAAGGACAACGTGAAGTTCTACATCGATGGAATTCGCGTTGCAGCTTCGACCGTTTTTGACATGGGCGGCTACAGCAGCGGCCTGCAACCGTTTATCCAGATCCAAAAGACCGCAACGACCAATGCCGATGCGGTGACCGTGGATTACGTCGAAATCACCTGCCGACGTCGCTAAGCATGAGCTTGCACGACCTGATTGAAAACGATGCTCGCTTGGTGTTTACCAACACTAGCGACTTTGCGGAGGTGGTCACGTACTACAAACGCAATGGTGTCAGCCGAGAGGTTGATGCGGTCATCATTCGAGACGGGTTCGCGCAGCTTGGAGAAGATCCGGACAACGTGATTCCGATGTTTGAGGTGCATGTGGGGAACACGCAGCAACGCGGAATTACATCTGAAGAACTGGACAGGGGTGGCGATCAACTTGCCTTTCCTGTCAAGGTTGGCGAAAAGCCAACGAAGCGATCTATCGTGCGATTGGTCAGCCATGATGAAGGGATGTTGATTCTCGAATGTCGGTAGCAGTCATCGAACAAATTGCCGACGTGCTTTTCAACAGGCTTTCTGCGCTGCTTGACCAAGATTTGTACGACGACCCAGCGTCTTCGATCATTCGACCGACTCGATACAGCGACATTACGCCGGAGGACAGGCAGATTGTGGTAAGTCAAGGGGACGATGAGATCGTTGACGAATTGAGCTACCCCGGCAACCCGCCATCCATTGCGCGGCGTCAGGTGTTCAATATTCGTTGCTACTTGATGCCCAGCGACCGCGACGCGAGGTCTGTCGATGAACAGATCAATCAATTGTTTGCGGACGTTGTTCGAGCAGTTTACACATCATCTACGTGGCACACGTTTGACAACCTCGCGGTAGATGCAGGGTGGTTGGCGAAGGAATACTTTTCGTCTGATGGTGGGATCGAGGGTTTCACGATGCCTCTTGCGATCACCTACAAAACCGACGAAGGCAACCCGTACAACGTGAGGTTCTAGCGTGATTCGAGTTGATGTAGATCAAGCATCGCTTGCCGAAATGCGTAACGCTCTCGGTGAGTTTGGTAAGCAGTTGCCTAGGCACCTTGCAACGGCAGTCAATCGCGTTTCGAAAAGCGTTCGTGTCGATGCTGCAAAGCGGTTGGGTCAGGTTGTCAATATTGGTGTGCATGGCACCAACTTAATCAATACCAAGCCGCTGAAGAAGGCGCAGACACTCAAAAAGACCATTCGACAAAAGCGAATCGCGAAGCCTGAGAAAGCATCCGCAATCATCAACCTGTGGGGCGGCTTTCCGTTTCCGATCAAGTACCACCAAGGCTACGAGTATGCCAAGGTCAAGAAGGGGAAGCGGATTCGCGGAGGCGTTCGCTACAAGACACGCAAGGGCGGCGGCTGGATAACAATTCTTGACGGCTTCATTATCGCACGTTTTGGCGGCAACGTGTTTAAGCGACCCGAAGGAAGCAAGCGACTTCAACGAATGCTTGGACTTGCCCCTGCTGACTACTTCAAAGAGGCGTCCATTCCGCAAGCGGCGGCGCGAGTTGCGGCTGAGCGACTGCCCATTGAAATCAGGCGACGCATTCGGGAACTCAACCTGGCGCGGACTGGCCAGATTCAACTACGAGCATCCAAAGGACTAGGACGATGACGCTACTGAAACGCAAGCGAGTTCTCGCGGCAAAGACGGAAACGACCATTGGAACAGCAGAGAGCCTTAGCGGCACCAATGCTGGGTTCAACGCGTACGATATTATGGTGCAAACTGAAACCGAGTTTGACACGCGAGAGGCGGAAGGGGCGTTTGCTCTGCGACCGTCAGTTCCCCAGGGCTACAAAGGCAAAGCAACCTTCAAAATTGACGCAGGATGGGATGGAACGTCTACTGTTCCCGCGTGGGCCGATACGTTCCTGCCAGCTTGCGGATGGGTTAAAAGCGGTTCGGTGTTCACGCCACGAACGGAAGCCCCAGGCAGCAACGTCAAGACGCTGACGATTGCAGCCTATATCGATGGCATGCGAAAGCTTTTGTCGGGCTGTGTTGGGACGTTCAAGCTTAATTGCCCATCCGGCAAGGCGGCCTTCTTTGAATTCGAGTTCATCGGCATTTGGTCAACACCAACCGACGTTTCAATTCTTGCTCCGACCTACGCGACTGCACTGCCACTGCGATTTGCTAACAGTTCGACGCAATGGAACAGCGCTGACCTGCAACTAGAGTCGCTTGTTCTTGACAGCGGAAATGAAATGACGCTCCGACAAAGCGCAGTAGCAACATCTGGTTTCATTGCGGGCATCATTACCAATCGGCTTGTCAAGGTCACTGGCAACCCAGAAGCAAAGCTTGTCGCGACGCAGGATCGATACGGCGCGTTGCTTGCGATGACCGAAGGCGCGTTGACCTGGGACTTGGACGGGCCAACGAACTCCAAGATCACGGTTGCAGCACCTAAGGCGCAGATTGTTGCAGCCCAGGAAGGCGACCGAAACAAGCTTGTCACCGACGAACTGGAATGGCAGTGCAACCGCAATGGAAGCACTGCCGATCAAGAAGCCTCAATTACCTTTACAGCAGCCAGCTAATGCCTATCTCACTTGAACCAGATCAGCGCTTTTCTGTTGTGCTTGATTCCGACAAGGACAAGCCAGCGGAGTCGCGTCCTACATTCTTTGCCAAGTCGCAATCGATGCGAGGTCAGAAGGCTCTTGCGGATGTATTGGATCGACTCACCGAAGATCCGGATGTGACCGTCGAGGAGCTTTTCGAGGATGCTGTAGATGCACTTGCAAAGGTATTGACAGGCTGGAAACACATGGGCAACGTCGAGTATTCTCGCGAGGCTTTGTATGACGTGCTGACCTACGCCGAAGCCCGCGAATTGATTCGCAAGGTGTCTTACAACCAGCACATCACGACCGACGAAAAAAAAGACTAAGGGTTGCGGCGTTTTTGCGTGCAGGAAAGCTTTGCAGCCGATGCACGAACACGGAATGCCGCGACCAAGGAACAGACCAGGAACCGATCGAATACGAGTGCCCAGAATGCAATGGCAGTGGATGCGAAGCGTGTCAGTCGGGAACGGTCAAGTTAGAAGGATGCCCGAACAAGTTTTGCAGAAGCGTAGCCAGCTTGGTTTCGCTTGCAGACTTGTTTGAAAAGGGAGTGTTGCCGGTTGCCGGTGGTGCCTTGGATCAATCCGCATCGTTTATTGAGGCGGCTCGATTCCTGAGCGTAGAAGACGCGATCCATAAAGCGGAGCGACATGGCTAGCGAATCGGTCAAAATTTTAATCGAAGCCGAAGACCGTGCGTCTGCACAGGTCGAGCAGACTGCGCGTGCTGTCGAAGCATCCGTTAAGGGCATAAAGGAAGTCGGGGCGAAAGCCAAGGCTTCAACCGAATTTGTCGGCGTTCTTGCGATGACGATGGGCGGTACTGAAATCGGTGGGTACGCTTCGCAGTTGGCAGCGATCACGGAAAAGGTTTCGCAGTTTTCCGAAGTTCAGAAAGCAGGCGGCGCAGGTGCGTTGGCGTTCAAGCTTGGACTGGCGGGTCTCGTTGGGGTGCTTGGTTATCAAATCGGCTCGGCGCTTGGCAATGCAATTTTTCAAACCGAGAAGTACGCCGAGCAACTGAAGAACGCTGCTGAAGCAAACCGGCAGTTGATTGACGCGACCGCGAAGCTGTCCAACGCAAATCTTGCAGACACAATCCAGGAGATCGAGTTAATTCGAAATCCCGAAGAGCAAATTGCGGAAGCCAAGCGAGTGTACGAGCAGTTCGACAAAAACATTCTTGGGACTGAGGCAAAGCTGAAAGCCTCTGAGAAAACAGCGGCCAAGATGCGTGGCCAATGGAACATGACTGGAGAGGCCAAGGCTTCATTGCAGATGGCGGAAGAGCAGGTCGAACAAGACCGCGCGCAGCTTCGCCTCCTGGTCGATCAGCAGAGAACTATCGGAGAAAAGTTCGGGTGGGAGGCCCGCGAAGTTGAGGCAAAGAAGAAGGCCAACGCGGAAGCAGATGCGGCTGAGGCAAAGCAAAAACAAGTATTGCAGGCATCAATTGACAAACTTAAAGAACTGCGCAACCAGTACGACGAATTAACGCTTGGAGTCGATGCGGCTCGGGCGGCTCGCATGAAAGAAGCTGGGCTGTCGGATGGCGACATCGCCAGAGAGCAAACGCTTCAACGCTTGGTCGATGCTGAAAAGAAAAAGGCTGAGGCAGAGAAGCAAGCGCAACAGGAACGCGAGGCCAATGCCAAGCGAGTTGCGGATTTGCAAAAGTCTGAAATCACGCGACTAGAGCAGCAACGCATTGAACTCACCAAAGGCAAGGAAGCAGCAGCAGCCTTTGCGTTGGAGCAACAGGGGATGGACGCAGCGACGGCAAGCCGAATTGCAGCCGAGCAAGCCAGACTGGAAGAAGCAAAGAACCAGATGACGCAAAAGGGCGTGGAGGCTGCACAGCCGAACACGGCCATGCAATCGCGATTGCTTACGCGAGGCAAGAACGATGACGCGCAAGCGCAGATCAAAGAGAACACCAAGGTTGCGGCCGAGTCCCTAAAGACGATCGCGCAGTTGTTCCAGGAGCAACAGAAAGCAGCAGCTACAAAGCCGGAAAGGGATGCGGGAATCGTGCTGGTGCAGGTGAAGCCATGACTATTCTTTCCGTCGATAAAATGTGGTCGCGGACCACCTCGGATGCGAGCGTCACTGACAATTTTCGCAAGTACAACGTCGCATTCCAAGAAGCGTATCAAGTCGTTTGCACGCCAGATACGACTGAGCTTGAAGTGTATCAGGCTCCTGGGCTTCCTGCGGCGGGATCGTTCTTCCCGCACTTTCCTTTCGTTGTTTGTGAACGCGCACAGCTTCAGCGAGTTTCGCCGATTTTTTGGATCGTGACTATGAACTACTCGGGCGAAATCGCGCCAGACGAAAACAGCAATCAAGGCGGTGGCGGTGGGGGGGGTGGATTTTCTACCAGCCCCCTTAATGCTCCACCAAAGATTGACTGGGACGACGTAGAGAGCGAAGAAGAGACAGACGAAGACTTCGACGGCAAGCCGATTGCGACTGCCAACAACGAGCCAATCGAAGGCGTCAAGGTGCTGATTCCGGACCAGACGGTTACGATTCGGCGGAACATGGCCTTTTTCTCGCCATACATTCAAGCCCGTTATCGTCGCTCGGTCAATTCCGATCCGTTCTTGGGGTGGCCGCCTGGAACTGCCAAGCTAATGAAGCTTTCCGCCTCCAACGTCATCGACAAGGAATTTGGCTACTGGGAAGTAACCGCACAAGTTCAATTCCGCTACCCATACCGCACGGAGGCAGAGCGGGCATGGTATGCGCGAGTGCGGCATGAAGGCTACTACGAGCGAATTGACCTAACAGGGCCGGATGCTGGTTCAAAGATTGTTCGCGCGGTGGATGGCAACAAGGAGCCGATGCAGCGCAAGGTCTTGCTGAATGAAGAAGGCTACCGCCTGCCAGCGGATGAAGAAGCCCAGTGGAAAGAATTCAAGCTATACGACTCACTCCCTTACAATGCACTAGGACTTATCTAAATGGCGACAATTCAGAACGCTGTCATCTTAACCCCTGCCGCTGTATTCACAGACCACGACATTGCAGCGAACGCAGCCATCGCCACAAGCAAGATGGCTCAGCGAGTATTGGCGGAATATGCCGTCCCGCTTGCCGACTGCCGCGTTTGGGATGCC